TCCGCGCTTTTCACGCCAATCATTACGTTTCCTGCGCTCTTAATTAAAGCGGCAGTTTTTGCGCCTAAAACTGAATCCGTTACCAATAAGGCTTCGTTCTGTTCTGTGTATGCTGCTAATGCGTCTACGTTAAATGCCATCGTTTTTTATTTTTATTTGTTTAAAATTGCGTCTCTATACTTGTTTATTCTTTGTTCTTTGATACTGTTTGTTTTTACAAATTCAGTAAAGCTATTTGGTTTTTGAATCGGATCCTCTGTCGGAGTTTTTGAAATTGATTCAATCAAATCAGCTACTTGTTGAAATCCCTGCTTTACCTTGTTTTCAAGTTCAGCAATCTTTGCATTATTAGCCTCCATTAATTCAGCAATCTTTGCATTGAATGCCTCAGCCATTTCTTCCTCTTTCTTCTTATCGTAACCAGCCTCAACATCAACCTCTGGACTTGCTTCAACAACTTTAGTTTCGATTGCGGTAATCATACCATTTTCATCTAAGGTAATTTCCGTTCCATCCATTAACTCATGATCTCCAACTGGTGCTGGGTTGCCTTCAAGCGTAACCAATCCGCCAATCTCTAAAGCTGAAATTTCAACCTTAGTTCCATCCATCAAAGAATACTCTGCCATTTCAACCTTTGTTTCTTTCATTGGATCAACTTCTGCTTCAACTGGCAAAATGTTGTCATCAAACAACGCCTTTATTTTTAAAATTGCTTCTTGTGCGTTCATACTTTTTATTTAAATAGTTAAAAATTGATTCTTTATCACTTAACTTCTGATAATATTTTCTTGATTGCATCCATTAATGATGCGGCTTGATTTACCTCCTTTGGTTTATAACTGAATAACCCCTCAACGCTGAAACCCATTATCTCTCCGCTTTTTACTTTTGCCCATGCTTCGTCATTTTCGACAATCATCGAACCAAACCAACTACCCTCTGGCGCATCTTCAAATCCTTTCATCGGCATGATCCCCCTGGATGAATCTGATATAAAACTTTCAAATAAAGTAACGCCCTCAAATTGTTGATTGGAATTGTGCATTAAATTCACGTTGCTTTGGAATCCTTTTTTGAAAAATTTCTGCACAATCTTGATAATAGTGCTCGCACTAAAAGCCACGTAATAATCACCATAAGTATTATCAGATCTAAAAATAGGCGTATCAGCCAACATAATCGCCCCAGAAATAATGCGGCGGTCTTCATTAGTGACTTCAAATTTTTGTGTTTTGTTAAATGCATTCCAATTCCTTTGTATTGCCGGGCGATCTACCAATGCGATAAAATCGACTTGTGAATCATCTTCAATGCTGTCCGTAATGTCAAGCATATAAATAGGGATTTCAGTATTCATGTTTATAAATAGCTTTTATTTAAAAGTTTATCATTTAATCAAATCTTGCTCTGTTTTCAATCTCCTGCATCCTGCTCTGACTATTGGTAATATCTGTTTCAACAACATACGCCCTGACTATCGTATCCCCTGATGCACGATCAACACCACCGCCACCTCCGCCACCTAAATCTGGAGTATCCATTTGGTTAATTGTAGGTATTGAACCCATCGAACCAACACCACCACCAGGAGAAGGTATATCAATGAATCCCGGCTCCGATGATCCGCCAGGTACGGGAGGAGTTTTTACCGCTAAAATAGATTTTACATTTTTGAATCCCGCAACAACTGCTGCCGCCGCCGCCGCAATACCTAAAGGAACACCGACAACTGGTATTTTTGCTAACGATGCAAATGCCGCAGTTGCAGACATATATGTGTCTATTGTTGTTGAAACAACCGCTGCCGCCTTTCCTGCAATCGTATGCTCTCCGACTGCTTTAGCTACGTTCTTTAGAGTGCTGCTAATTTTCCCAGCATTTTCCGCTCTGGAAGCAGCTTCTTTTTTACTGAGTTCAATTCTTCCATCGGTTAATTCCTTTTCAGTTTTGCTATATGCAATACTATCAATTTTACCCTCCTTAAATAATTTTCTGTTTAATGCTAAAGCATCATCTACGCCTTTTTTTCTGGTTGCAAAAGTTAAGTTTTCATTATTCGTAATATCTTTAAACCTTTCAAACTCCTTATCATTAGCCTCCTTTAAAAATTTGCTATCAATCGCCGCAACTTCTGAACCATATTTACTCCTTAACGCCGCAATTAATAATCCTTTTTGTTTTTCGGTATAATCTGCATTGTTAAGGATTTTATTTGTTTCCTCAAGCATTTTTTCATCTAAGGCTGCAATTTCTTTTTCTTTGCCTTCCTTAAATGCAGCAATACGAGCATCTGATAAAGTAGCTTGTAAATCCTCCTGAAACTTTTTATCCTTCTTTGCTTGATCTTCTTTTATTTTGTTGTCAATTGCATTAATCTCTAATTGATAAGTTGCTTCACTTGCTTTTTTTAACTCATTCTTAGTTTTTATGTCAATCTTTAAAGCATCAATTTCAGAGATCCTCGCATTGTTATTTATCTCCGCTTGTTTTTTTGCCTTATCATCCTCTGAAGTAATTTCAGCTAATGCCTTTTGATTCTGCAAATCAAGCAACATTTTATCAGCACTTTTTTTATCTTCAATAGCTTGTTTGTTCGCTTCATCCCTTTTCTTCTTTGCTTCCTCTGCTGCTTTCTTATCCTCTTCCGCAGATTTCTTGTTGAATTCAGCACTTAAAACTAATTGCTGAACTTTTAAATCCCTAAACTTTTTCTGTTCTTCTTCCGATAATGTCCCTTTTACCTTACTCGCATTTCTCAGATCATTGAGTTCATTTTCATTTCTTTGTTTACTTAACTCATAAATCTCTTTTTCAGATCCGCCCTGCGCTTTTAAAACTTTGATTCTGTTTTCAATGTCTTCATTTGCTCGTTTATTTGCAGCTGATAACTTGTCCAGATTCCTTTCTGCCTCGCTTGTGACTCCAATAAAGTCAGTAAACTGCTCAACTAAATTACCAACACCTTTAGCCAAAGTCCCAAGCGGACTGTTTTTAATCCAGTTACTGATTTTATCAAAGTTTTGAATAACCAAACCTAACGCAACAACCAAAGCACCAATACCAGTCGCTATAATCGCACCCTTTAAAATATTGAATCCTACGCTGGTTTGAACAGTTGCAATACCGAAGGCTTTCTGAATTGTTACCGCCGTTTGCGTTGCTGCATTATTTAAAGTCTGGAAAGTTGTAGTGCTTTTAATTACTGCACCCAACTGTTTGAATGAATCTACACTTTCACCAACTGACTGCAATCCTTGGGACAATGCCATTGCGGCATTTACTTTTAATAAAGCTGCTTCAACATTCTTATTTTCTTTACCAAATAAAGCCATCCCGCCCTGAAGTGCGGCGAACCCACCAGCAACACCAGCCAATGAGGAAGCAACCGCCTTGAATTTAGCATCCGGATTAAATGCATCGGTTAACGCTTTAGCATCTCCGATTCTATCTTTTAGATCCGCTGCACGCTTGGCCGCATTAATTGCCTCTTTAGATGTCGCTCCAAACTTATCAGAAAGCAATCCAACATCTGCTTGAGCCTCCTTTAATTGGGTTCTTAATGACTTGACCGATTTGTCGGTTTGATCAAAGGCATTATCTAATTTCTTGACTTGTTCCGTTGCTTGCCCGGCATCGGTTGTGATTTTTATACCTATTATTTCCTCTGCCATTAGTCTGTGTTTATCACTTTTAATAATTCAACTTGTGTTGTCCGGTACGATGTCGGATCGTATGAACTTATTTTATTAAGCCTAAATAATACGCCATTAATCCAAATGTATTTGCTGAAATCTAAGTTGTAAATATCCACCGCCGTTAAATAAACCCGGCATGTCAATAATTTAGATTCCATATCCGTAATCTCTAAGATGTAAGGCTTATGATAGGTATTAAATAGATTATTTGTCGGGTAGGTTGTTGCAGGAAATTCAAGCTCCTTTGGTACGCCAAAATTAATATCAATCGTCGGCGTAACTGGATCATTCAAATGACCTGCATAGCCGTAAGTATTCAATGAAGCTAAATTACTACCCGCCCCATTCACTCCGCTTTTAATATGCCATTGATGCGCAATACTTAATTTTTTAGCCATTAATATCCGGATGACCGAATCCATCGGGTCCTCCTGAGTATTATAATTTGATAGCTTATAAATCGCTGAAAAATATTTGTCATCGTGTCCATGCGAAGTTGGTTGAAGCAACACTGTTGGCGCAAAAATTATATTAGTCCCTGCCGTATCCTTTACAAAATCAAATTCCGAATCAAATAAAAAGTCTCCATAACTCTGAACGTACTTCTTTTTATAATTTTCGTTGTAATAATCAATGTCATCCGTATATCGGTAGGCATAGTACCTGGCGTTTAATTGTGACATCGGTTTAATTGACATCGCCGAACCAGTATCAATCTTTTGCGACCAGTCTAAAGTATTTGTAACCGATGATGAATAAAAGTCTATGTATGGCGAAATATTGATCTGTTTTTCGTTCACATTGTCCTGAAAAACATAAAGGTTAAACATCTTGCAGACTGATAAAAAGAAATCTTTCTGAAATATCCCTTTCGGCAAATTCTCGTTAATTGATATCACACCATTATAAGCCACATCAACGATCTGGGAAGTGATCTGAGCAAGGTTAATGTTTGCGCTTGAGATTGTTACTATGTAAGTATTCGCAGCGACTGGAACGCTTATTTCAATGCGTACTGTATTTGTATTTAAAATGTCACCGGTAAAATCAAAAGTAAATGTAAAAGGATTATTTGCCGAAAACGTATTTTGAGTGAACGCCTGAACTGCAACCCCACCAATATACAAAGTTGCAGTAATTGAGGAAGCCGCATCCGTTTGATACACCCCAGTAATCGAAGCAGTCGTTCTCACTGTCTTTGTTCCATCTGTATACGTAAAAATACTCTTCCCAGCATTTTCAGTAACATTTAATAAAGTTGTTGTATCAAATGGAAGATTTGCAATCCTTGCAGTTGGTGTATTGCTATTGAGCAAGACTTGCGAGATTGTTTTTGTGCCTAAAATAAACCGATCATTCGTACCTCTGATTCCCTGACTATTATTCGGGATAATTAAAGTCTTAAAAAATGCAGTATCAAAGAAATCACAATTCAAAGTATAGCTTGTGCCTGCAAATATCTTTTCAATATACTCCTTAACATACAAGGCAGGGCGAAAAGCAGATACACTGAAATCATCTTTATTGTTTGAAACATTCCCGTAATCAATCAGCGGATAATAATAACCAGATCCGTTAACTACATCCCAACTATCTTCAATCTCTGT